CAGAGTTCTAATCCCGTACTATACATGTTATCGCGACAATGCGGACCATCGGAAGGTGGCTCCGCACGAAAGTGTCACGAATAGTATAGATTTGAAAGTGCCCCTTCCACGAACAGTGTCTTTACATCTACGACCGGAGGCTAAATACATAAAGTATTTACCCCAAGCGATAGATGAGAGCTGTTGTGGTGCTCGAACTGCAGCGTCAACCCACTCAAATCCATAGTGCAAAACAGCACCTTTAGGATCGTTGTGAGTATCTGCACAGAAGGCACGGAGACGTCTCTTGGCTGTTTTACTAATCTTAAGCGGCTTCCAGTTTGGAAGATCGGCTATAGGATTAATATACTCATCAAGTTTGGCGGCTCCAAGAGGATCCTGGCAACGATGCCACTCACTCGCCTTTTCAGCGGTGATACATGCATACCAGGTCATGGGCGTCGTTCTATACACCTGATCGAACAAGGGTAAGAAAGAAGGATATAAACAGGATAACCTCTGTAGTTTGTTAACTATAGTTATTACCTCGCCTATATTCGTTGGGTAACGAAAATCATACGATTCAACGTACCCATGGCCGTCCAAAAAATGGGCGCCACAGCTTTCCCTGTATCCATCATTCACGTGGGTCTTCTCACGATTTACGATGAATCCAGCTTTTTCGAGAGCACTAATGACATCAGAGGCTACATCGGAAGAGATGACAATATCATCTCCGAAGACGCTAGCATGTATATCAAAGGTGTGACAAAGAGCTAAAAGCAACATACTCATAAGCTCGAACGTAAAACCATTACCCATACTTGAAACTTTATTGATGAGATAATACTCACCATCAAGGCCAAGGGTCATTTCTGACCTCGCACATTCAATTAACTTGAAAATACGAGAAGGTAAAAGGTATTTAACTAATCGAGTGGAAATGCTATCGCTAGCATTTTTAAGATCGATCGTCGCCAAATTACTCTGGCTAATCATCCTACGATGCTTTTCAGCGGTAAGATTAAGATCGAATCCGTAATCTTTAAGAGATTTTCGGATACCGTTGCCAATGCGTCTTTGTGTAAGGATGTTGCCGAATGGTTCGATACAGATAGGTCTGTCCTTGAGATTATTCTTAGGTACAGTACTAAACCTATTACCGTGAACCATTGTCACGACACGACTAAGTTTAAAGAGGAAAACATGCCATGCAGGGTCGTCCTTCTTACCGAAGTGCGACCAGAGCATAGCATCCGTCTTTCGCTTATCGTATTTTTGACATGACAACCACATAGCATAGCGCTTCCTATACGCAAACTTTAGGGCTCTATGACCATAAACGGTCATTGCAAAGAGCTCAAAGTTCTCAGGAGTGCAGGTCCAATCACTAACACTAAGCTTGGATTCGATAGAATTTCGACCAAGTGTAGGTGTGAACTCGCTACCTGTTGTGAAATCAACAGATCCTATACGGACGTTTTTCAACAACCGATGTATAAGTAATCGTGCTTCAGCCCAGTGGGGCCCTAAT